CCTGCGCGACCGGCGGCCAGATACGCTGCACCTCATCGATCACCAGCACGTCATTCGGCTGCACGCACTCCTGCCACCGCCGCGTGTCGTCGTCGCTCAACAGCACGTGATCAAGCAGCAGCCCGCTGACGCCATTAACGAGCAAACGCCGACCCGCCTTAACCTCGCGCTCCAACTCAAACACCGCGCGCAGCGTCTTGCCGCTCCCCGGCACACCCGTAATCAGCGTGATCATTGGACAAAGAACCGCTTAATACTCGACGCACCCGCCATCGCCACACGCGCGGTAAAGGCACCGACGATATACGACATGCCCTGAAACACCCCGCCCATCGCCAGCACGTTTACCATGTTCGCCGGCATGCCACCCACCGCTGTCGTCAACCACGACACCGCCTGATTCACCGCGACATCAACACCCGTCACTGTCAGCACCCCGACCCCAATCGCTATCAACCCCTGAATCACCAGCGGGCCGATAACCGACATCAAGAACGCAGCCAACGTCATGATCTGATCCCCGCAACGACAATCAACCCCGCAGCCAGCGCGCACAACATCAGCACAACCGGCTGCACGTTGCCCGCAAACTGACACAGCGGACCGTACGAAAATTCGAACGTCTGACCGAAAAACACGAACGACTCCGGCAACGGACACACCCCGCTCACCGGACCGACCGCCACCGCCGACAGCGTCACATTGACGCCACTCGCTCCGAGCGTTCCCGACGCAGCCGAACCAAAATCCGCACACGCCACCGAATTCGCGTCCGTACACCCTCCGGTACCGCTCGCACCCGTCACCGTGCCCGTCCCGGTTCCAGTACCTGTACCCGTCCCCGTCCCCGTACCAGTGCCAGTGCCAGTGCCAGTGCCCGTCCCCGTACCAGTGCCCGTCCCACTACTACCAACCGGCGCACTGGCACCACCGGTACCGCTAGCGCCACCGGAACCCGAATCACCGCTCCCGCCGGACGTCGTAGAGCTACCGCCGCCCCCCCCGGACGTAGAGCCACCAGACCCACCACCCTCAACCCCAACAGCCGAAGCCTGAGCCCCCGGATCGGCAACCGCGTCCGACGCATCATCAGCCGGCGCAACCGCACCATCATCGCCGCCCTCGTCAGCGGGACCGCCCGGATCAGAAATCTCCCCATCCTCAGTACCCGTGTAACTACACAAAATGTCATAGGTACCGGACGAATTCGGAGTATCACCCGTCGTACAACCAGGCGACGCAAGAAAATCCGAGGGATTCACGGAAACCTCACAGCCGTTCGCATCACTAACGTATGCAGGCTGCCCACTAAACAACGCATTGCCCGTAGCGTTATAGGTTGGCGAAGAATCACCCGGCAAAATCGCAGCGCCGACCAACACATTGACCGGTTCAGAAGCGCCGGACTTACATTCAGACGTCGACGGCGCAGAGCAACCTGTCTGGTGATACGGCAGAAGCGCAACCTGCTCAAGCCCCGTATCACCCGGACCGGAAAAACACGGCGTCGTGCTACCAGCATCAGCCGGAGTAACCTCAAGCGTACTAATCAACTGCGAATCCGACGACGGAGGCGTATACGACACACTGCAACCTTGCACCAAATACTCAACCGTATAAGCCGCACAATCCGGAGCCGTCGTCGACTGCGCATAGGCCGGCACTTCACACAGACCAAGCCAGAAAAACACCAGCGCGTAAAAAATCAGGAAAACAAAATCAGCGCAGCCGCGCCGCACGTTGCCACGACGAACAAAACGCACTCGTAAAACCATGTCATCACCTACCCCTCTGACCCGTTCTCAATAATCCGACGCACAAGCCGCAGACCGAACGCCGCCGCCAGAACCAGAAACACCGCCGCGCCGATATCAAGCCCAACCTGCTCGCCACCCTCAACCGGCCCGGCATCCACCAACGTGGACACCTGCAAGACCAGCGCATCCCCCGCCGAATCCGTCCCGCAGCTCACCTCCGCACCCGCCGCCGTGACATACGTCACACCAGCCAAACCCGCGGGACCACAGACCACGCCGGAAAACTGCACACCCGACGCGGCCGCCGCCGCCGATGCCTGGGCAAAGACCGAACACGACATCACCGACGCCGCGACAAAGACCACGAAGCGGGCCACCACGCGCCCGAACCAGCACCACTCGACCAACGCAACCCGCACCGAATCCATCGCCTCACCCCGCAGCACGGCACCATTCACGACCGCACAAACCGACGAACCGTGCAGAAACCCACAACGAGCACAACCGCGACCAATATCGCTCCGCCCACGTCCCCCACGTCCATCCCGACGCCACCAACCGACGACACAATCGCACTGTCGTCAAACACCGGCGACGACGAAGACGACGGCGACGACGAAGGCGACGGCGACGAACACAACGAACTGGGAGCATCCGGCGACGAGCAAGGCGACGCGCCCGACGTCACGCACCACGAACCACCAGTGCTCGGATCCATGTAACAGTCCGACCCGGGCGGAGAAGGAATAGCCACCTGGGCAAACGCCGAAAGCGACACGCCAACCAGGCACCCTGCGACAACCGAACGCCGCACCACACCGCCTAAACGCGACAAACCATCCCTGATCGTCACCATCACCACACCCCCGCCCAAGAAAAAAAGGCGATGCCCGCCTCACAACGAACACCGCCCGACCCACAACAGCAACCGCCCAGATTAACGGCCGAGGAAACCGCGAACCACCTTAAAGCCCCACGCCACGCACACCACCGCCAGCACCGCGCCGCCGACGTCGATGATGATCGGCGCAACACCATTGATCGACGAAACGATCGGACCATCGGCAAACGCCGGCGTCGTCGTGTCCGTCTGGGCGACCGCCGCCACGGAAGACATCAGGGCACCCGCCATCACACCAAAACGAACCGCACCACTCTTCATACGCTGGAACATTTCACACACTCCCTGATTGGCCCGACTATTGGGAACCGTCCGACCGGGCCAGCTTCGAACGATTCAATTTCTTAGGCGGATCGCGGCGCAAAAACGTGCGTGTCGCCCACTCAACACCCTTGCACGACAGATAGAGCATCACCTGCAGGTTCAGCAGCAGCAGCCCGTCTGCGATCTTCTGCACCGCGTCGTACGGCAAACTTTCCATCACCACTCCCCGCCAAGACCACCCAAAGCAAAAAGACTCGCCGCAGCCAGCACGCCGTCACCAACACGGATTGCCGCCAGAAGCAGTCGACGACGCCCCCGGTACAACTCACACGCGTGACAACCGCAGCGAATTTCCACGATCGTTAGGCCCCCACGCCCGCACCGGGCTTAGCCTTAGCGGCCGGCATGCCGAACGGCACGAGCGACACGACCCTGGGTTCAAGCTTCCCCTCCATCGACCGGAAGAACGAGAACTCCGCGATGCAGTCACCACGGAAGTCCTTCAGCTCTTCCGAGAGGTTGAGCGTACCGACGACCAGCGATTTGCCGTCTTTCTCCGACTCCTGTTCCAGGATGCATTGCGCTTCGTGAATGGTCCACTGATTGCCCGTGCGCTTGGAGACACCACCACGCGTCACCACATCCAGAATGTTGAGCTTTTGCTTATTCATCGATCCACTCCAGTTAGGACTACTACCCACAAGGGACAGCCCGTTACGGGCATAAAAAAGTCGCAGACTAGCCGCGACACGAGCGCTTAACGCGCAACATATTTAAGGTCACTACACGCACCGCAACCGCCCGCGCGATCCACACGCACCACGCGCAAAGCTCCGATTTCAGATCGACCCGCACCGCAGAGCGCGGCACCCGCCGAACATCCGCAGGCATGACCAGCTTCGGCGACGACACGCGACCATCGAACAT